TGGTGGCCTCTGCTATTATTACCTCTGCTTGCATGGGAACTTGCGGCAGATGAAATCAAGTTCGGATTTAAATCACCTAGTTTTAGTGGAGTAGGTACTTCAAGCCATTACTTAACGATTGACAGTCAAGAACAAACAAAAAAAGATGCTGTAAAAGCCGAAATAAAAGCTTTAGCTGACGCAGCAAAGAGGGAAGAAGAAAATACCACTCTCGCAAGATTTATAAAAAACTTTGAAAGTAGAGTATACGCACAGTTATCTCGACAGTTGGTAGATCAATTGTTTGGAGAGAACCCTGCAGAGGAAGGCTCATTTCAATTGTATGATAATCTGATTACATGGACAACAGATGGAATTACAATTACAATGACCATATTTAATGAGGCAACAGGTGAAACAACTACTATTACTATCCCTATCGGCGATTTTGGTTTCTAGTTGTGCATTAAAGCATAACGGTTACGTATCCCCTTGCATATGGAATCCAGAAGCAGACTATAAAAATTTACAAACTGTAGTAAGTAAAGCAAAATGTTTTTCAGGAGATGCTATACTTGAGAAACCAGTAACAAAAGCAATACAAGGTCTTCCACTACCTGCAAGAACACCCGTAGTAGCTATATATAAGTTTGAAGACTTAACAGGACAAAGAAAAGCGAGAGATGGAATAGCAGACTTCTCAAGTGCCGTAACTCAAGCTCCAGAAGCTTACTTAATAAGAGCACTAAAAGCAAGTAATTTTTTCAAAGTAGTAGAAAGAAAAGGATTAGATCACTTAACAAAAGAAAGACAACTAATTCGTTCTACTCGACAAAAGTTCGAAGATGAAGACAAGCAATTACCACTACTATATGCTGGTCTTATTTTAGAAGGAGGTATCGTAGATTACAATACCAATTTATTAACAGGGGGAGTTGGAGCCCGCTATCTTGGCATAGGAAACTCTAAACAATACCGTGAGGACAAAGTGGTGGTTTCAATTAGAATGGTTTCTGTGAGTACAGGAGAAATTTTATTGGACATCCTTACTTCAAAAGCAATTCTCTCCGTAGGCTTAAGTACGGATTATTTTAGATTTCATTCAGATAATGACTTGATTGAATTCGAGACTGGCAACGCCATGAACGAAGCAAAATATATCGCAGTACAAGCTGCTATCGAAACAGCAGTAGCTGAACTGGTAGTTCGCGGACAGAAACAAGGGTACTGGAAGTACTATATGGGAGAGTAAAATGAGGTTTTTAATCTTATTTTTATCAATCGGTCTTTTTGCAGACAATGAAATCTATATTGACCAAACAGGGGATAATGCGTCTATTGATATTGAACAGCTCGGATCTACTAATATAATTGGTGGAGATGATGCAGTTTCAGGTACAATGACAGCAGCAATCTTGAATGGAACAGGTATGACCTTAGATATCAACCAAATAGGGAGCTCCAATAAATTTCTTACCGATGGAATATTCGGCGATAGTTTTACGGGTTTCTTTGAGTTTGATGGCGATTCAAACGAATGGGATTTTAGCATGGATACAACAGGGCTAAATACTGCTGATGGCAATGATATTAACATTGATGTCACAGGTTCATTCAACTTGGCAGATATAGATATTGCAGAAGTCTCAGGAGCAAGTTACTTAGACATTGATTGGATTATTGATGGTGACAGTAATGATGCCGAAGTAGATATAGATGTGGATTACGCAACTATCTACTGGGACATTCTTGGCGACAGCAATGACTTAACTTTTATCCAATCTGGATATGGAGCTAGTTCTAGCGATGCTAAATACTTCTACCTCGACTTAGAGGGAGATAGTAATACTGCAGTTATTAAACAGCAGTCAACATTAGCAGCAGACTGGTTGAAAATTGAAAGTGATGCGTCTAATAGTAATATTTGTGTTATTCAGAATGATGGTGGTACTACCACTTCATGCTGATAGCATAGGAGGCATTACAGAACTTCGTGGAGTAGGTCAAGTCTTGAGAGACGACGCCTACTCTGCCGAGCTTGACTTTGATATCGAGCAAAATGATGATGTACGTACAGCTAATGGGCGAGTCGGTATAACATTTTTAGACGATTCAGTAGTCAGACTAACAGAACACAGCAAACTGGTAATAGATGAAGTAATATTCGATCCAAATCCCAGTAAATCAAAAATGAAAATGCAGTTTGCAAGTGGAACTGCACGTTTTATAACAGGAAAGATAGGTGCAATTAATAAAGAAAACATCTCAATATCTACACCAACTTCAAACATTGGTATTCGAGGGACTGATTTTACCGTTACTGTTGATGAGTTGGGTAGGAGTCTTGTTATACTTCTTCCTGACGAGTTTGGTATTTCTTCTGGGGAAATTACTGTTACAACGGCTATCGGGTCGGTAATACTAAATCAACCTTTTCAATCAACAGTTACAAGTGTATGGGAAACTTCACCAACCAAACCCGTTATATTAGATTTAAACTTAAACATTATTGATAATATGTTAATAGTATCTCCTCCAAAAGTAGACGAAAGGTTTATAGAAGAGGAGACAATAAGCAACTCTGGAGCTATATTAGATGTAGATTATTTGGAGTTTGAAGACCTAGATGCAGACTATCTTGCAGAAGATAACTTAGCTTTTAATGAATTAGATATAGATTATTTAGATGTAAACTTTCTCGAGGACTTATTAGAAGTTATCGAAGAATTAGATGCTCTTGCAGTAGCAGAACAACGAGGAGCGCAACTTTTCTCAGAATTTGATATACAAGGTACTTTGTTTGGTCAAGATCAGACTACTCAAATTACTACTTTTGGTGATGCGGAAAAAATAACACTTATTCGTAGCGTAACACAAACAGTTCAACTTGACCTACAAGGTGAAACGAGCTACAATATAATAATAGAGCAAGATGGTAAAGCATATAACATTATTCTTAATTCTGGTGGCCAATCCACTATTCGCATCCGTCAATCTGGAGGTTAATCTTCCCTGGAACTACGATCAAATAGAAATAGATGGCAGACTCATAGAACGCAGCAAGTTCCAGATGGGAATAGATTTAGATAAACCGAGTCATAAATACTACTTAGTAATGAATTCATTAGATGTAATTACTACTTATCATGCAGTACAGAGAGGGTATGGAGCAGAAGCAAATCCTTTACTTCCTAGAGACCCTTCCTTAACAAGACTTATAGCACATAAAATACTATGGAGTGAAGCAGCAAGGTATGGAGGGTTATTTTGGGAAGAAGATGAGAATTTTATATACTTTGCAAACTTCTTAGTAACTTTAGCCGTAATAAATAACACAATAATAATAATAAACAATGAGTAAATTAATAAACCCACTAATTTTTACACTTTCACTTGGACTCCTAATCTGGAATCCTTCCCCATTTCAAATACTGGAGTTAAAAACATTCGACTACCTTATGTCGACTTCCCCAGAAGTACAAAACGAGAATATACTTCTTGTAGATTTAGATGAAGAAATCGTAGAAGCCTATGGAGGTTATCCACTACCAAGAAGCTTATTCGCAAGCATGATAGATATCACATCGGGTGTTCCCGGTTTCACAATTCTCATGCCTGACCCCGATTTACGCGGTATTGAGTACGACAATACACTTGCCTACTCACTATCAAATAAACCAAGTGTTTTAGCTTATGCAGCTTCAACACAGGCATCAAAAGCAGGGCCTCATGTAGGCACAGCTCAACTAGGAGGTGACCCAAAAGAATGGCTATTCAACTATCCCGGAATTTTAAGACAATTACCAAAACTACAAATAACAGCAGAAGGCGTGGGACTAATAAACTCAAGCCCAGAAGTAGATGGAGTCGTACGAAGACTTCCCGTAGTCGTAAGTAGCCAAGACGGATTATATCCCTCTTTTGCGTTAGAGATGTTGAGAGTTGGTGTCGGTGATCCAAGTTATCAAATTAAGACAAGCGAAGGTGTAGAATGGGTACGTATACCAAATTATCCACTTATACACACGGACGCAAACGCAAGAGTATGGATTCAACAAAACGTTAAATTCTATAGACAAACTGCAGCAGAGTATATGGAGAATCCTATACCCGCTCCCTTTGTTATCTTTGGAGTAACTGCCGAAGGTGTAACCAATCCCGTGCCTACAGCACAAGGAGCCGTTTATCCTCATGAGATTCAAGCAAACGTACTTCATTCACTTATAGAAGGAAACAGCCCATCCATCCCGACATGGAGTGTAGCAGTAGAGCTGGGAGCCGCCCTTCTGGCTCTACTATTACTTTGGATTACAGCATCTCGTATATGGCTATCACTTCCAGTATTAGTGATAACTATTGGAGGCCTTATTTACTTTGCCCTGGAAATGTACAAATCTTCTTATTTGCTTGACGTTTCTGGAACTATTTTTATCGGGTTTTTATTCTGGAGCATTATAACTTTCAGGAATTTCATTACGCAGTTTTTGTTGAGATTGCAAATTAAACAACAATTCGGGACATACGTAAGCCCGGCTCTCGTCAAAAAATTACAGGAGGACCCAACATTACTGAGATTGGGTGGGGAGACTAAACGACTCACTTTTCTTTTTTCAGATATTCGAGGATTCACACCAATCTCAGAAAAATATCAAAAAGATCCTCAAGGTTTGACTCGTTTAATCAATCGTTTTCTTGACAATCAGACAGAAATTATACTAAAACACGAAGGTACAATCGACAAATACATGGGTGATTGTATTATGGCTTTTTGGAACGCTCCATTAGATGTAGAAGAACAAGAGCGAAAAGCTACAGAGGCTGCAATCGAAATGAGAGTAGCACTAGGAGAATTAAATGAAACACTTAAAGACGAAGGCCTTGATCAAATTAATACAGGTGCTGGCATCAATACAGGTCCTTGTGTGGTTGGGAATTTTGGGAGTAGTACTCGCTTCGATTACAGTGTCCTTGGCGATGCGGTTAATTTGGCTGCAAGGTTAGAATCCTCTTGTAAAGACTACGATGCGGATTTAATCATATCGGAACACAGTTTAGTTGACGGTTTTGACTACGAGTTCCTCGACGAAGTAACGGTAAAAGGAAAGTCCGAACCAGTTAAAATATATACCATCAGAAAATAATACTTGACTTTCAGGTCTGATTTTGGTATAATTCTAATAAGAACAAAAAGTTCAAAAGATTTTAGGGGAAATAACATGGATGTCAACGAGGTGGCCGGGGAACTTGCTAAACATGAAGCTGTGTGTGCCGAACGGTGGAAAACTTGTTTCAATAAGTTTGAAGACATCGAAAGTTCAATAAGCAGAATAGAAACAATATTAATTAGTGTGTCAGGTACCCTCATTGTAGCAGGAGCTGGCATCATATGGACTATGTTCACAATGCATGGTTAGGAGAAAAAATGAAAAAAGATTACCAAACAAAAGATATAAAAGCTACTAGTAATAAAAAAATAGAAGATGTAGAGATAGTAGAAGAAGATGGATTATTTTACTTTGTATGGGAAGGGAATAAACAAGGATTTACTAAATTAGAAAATGCAAAGATAGCATTAAACAGAGTCAAAGGAGAATAAATGTCAAACTCTATAGAAGAAGCTTTATCAAAAGCAGTAGAACAAGCCGAAGTAGGAAAAGTGGTACATGAACCCGCACAACAACTCTCCCGCAGAGTTAAAGTTTTACTTGCAAAAAAGAAAAATTTACAAAGAAGAAAGAGACAACACATACCCAAGAAGTTGAGATGAACAAGAAAACGCCAGAGGAACGAATGGCGATTTGTAAGAAGTGCCCACACTTAAAAAAATGGAAAGTTTGCGAAATATGTAAATGTTTTATGCCCCTCAAAACAAAAATTAGATGGGCAGAGTGTCCTTTGGAAGACCCCAAATGGACATAAGGAGAGTGACATGCCATATCATTACGGAAAAGGTAAGAAGAAGAAAAAGAAGGGTAAAAAGAAGAAGTAATGGCTGTACGTAGAAGAAGAAAAGCAGCTAAGAAAAAGCCTGTACCTACAAACCCTAAGCTATATGCCAGGGTCAAGGCACAAGCTAAACGAAAGTTTAAAGTATATCCATCAGCATATGCTAATGGATGGCTAGTAAAAACATATAAAGCCAAAGGCGGAAAGTATCGTATGGGTAAAAGAAAATGATCAAAGCAAAGTTATTAGAAAATGGAAAATTCGTAATAGAAAAAGGAGGGCACACAGATGCTGCCTCTGCTATTACAAGTTGTAAAGTAATTATAAATCATTGCCAAATGATATTAGATGGACTCGAAGGCAAAGAAGAAATGTCCTTAGAAACATGGTGGACTAATAAGATTGCCGTATCAGAGCATGAATTAGTACAAGCAGCCAATTATTTAGTAAGCGGTGATATAGAACATGACCATGGCGAAACCTAAAGGTGGCCTAAGTAAATGGTTTAAAGAAAAATGGGTAGATATTGGAAGACCTAAAAAGAAAGGCAGGTATCAACCTTGTGGACGTAGTTCCGCAAAAACATCGAGGCGAGGCTACCCGAAATGCGTACCTTTAGCCAGAGCAAAAACAATGAGTAAGGCACAAAAGAAGTCTGCAGTACGAAGAAAAAGAGCAAAAGCTCAAGGCGTCGGCGGCAAACCTACTAGAGTGAGGACTTATACAAAAAGAAGGAGAAAATAAATGGAGTGGCTAAAAATTAAATGGACTCAATTTATAAATATCATCACAGGAAAAGATAAGAACTGGGATGGTAATGTTGACATCAAAGATAAAATGATGGCAGCAGAACAGAAAGCAAAAAGCTAAAATACATTAGCTAAGTCGAACAGGACTAGCAATGCAAAACTTAAGTACAGAAATAGAAAAAACTTTGTCTCTTTCGGAGAGGCTAAAGGAAGCTGTACTCGAACAATTAGTATGGGGACATACTGTAAGAACGTTAACAAAATTACCGAGAACCCCACAAAATACGGTTCTCATTAACAGGCTACTAAGCCAAAGTACTCGTTAGAGTAAAAAGGAATATAAAAATGGCAAGACAAGGCGGATTTTTAAGCGGACCTAGTGTCCACTCAACCTCCAAGCTAAGAAAGCATGTATTGAAAAGAGGAGTAACTCGAGATATGAATGCAGCAGCAGGAACTTTTGTAAATACTAAGTCTCCAATGTCCACACCAGGTGGCTTCTATGGAGCAGCACCTAAAGCGGTAGGACCAAGATTTGGTAAAACAGTAAACCCTAAAAGGGCAAAGTTTGGGAAGAGAACACCTTCTAAACTATTAACGAGAAGGAGAAGAAGATAATATCTTTAAAAAAATAAATAAATTTATGAAGTCAGGAAGACTTGATAAAGTAGTAAAGAAAGTTTTACTAGAAAAGAAAAAACATGGCACTAACAAAAGCAGAAAAAGGAAGGCTCAAGAGAGCTGGGCTAACTAGACTTAATAAACCTAAAAGAACTCCTAAACACAGAACAAAGAAAGCTGAAGTAGGAGTTAGAGTTGGCGGAAAGGTGAAGATCATCCGCTTTGGTGCACAAGGCATGGGACATAACTATAGTCCCGAAGCTCGAAAGAGTTTCAAGGCAAGACACAGAAGAAATATTGCTAAAGGCAAAAGCTCAGCAGCCTACTGGGCAAATAAAGTGTTTTGGGCAGGCAAAGGTGGTTCAACAAAAAGACCACCTAAGTCTCAAAAATATGTACGAGGAATTAAAAGGAGAAAATAATGCAAGCGAACGGAACCAAACTTTGGTTAGATGAAGGTGCAGTACACGCTACAAAAATGCTACAGAATCTTATAACTGTAGAAGAAAAAAGAACATTATCAGCAGCTGAAGAAAAACTTAAACAGATTACAGCTTCATATTGTTACTTATACGCCAAGATGTTAGAAATCGGAAAACTGGAGTCTGATGATAACTATGAAGTCTTTCCAGATGAGATATTGCATTGATAGAAATTAGTCGTACAGATATAGTTAGTGATTATCTAATGGATTTAGATCAAGAATCACGTTTCATAAAACTCCCAATCATGGAGTATTTAGAGCTATTAGGAATAGAACCTAACACATCTCAAACAGCAATCATCAATGCAATCAATAACCCGAAGTATCGTTTTATTACCGCGGCAGTTTCACGTCGACAGGGAAAAACATACATATCAAATATTATAGGACAACTTGTATGTTTAGTGCCTAATAGTCATGTACTATTGATGTCACCAAACTATTCATTATCGCAAATCTCATTTGATTTGCAAAGAAACTTAATCAAACATTTTGATTTAGAGGTATTAAGAGACAATGCAAAAGATAAAGTTATTGAACTTTCAAACAATTCTACGATTCGTATGGGCTCCATTAATCAAGTTGATTCGGTCGTGGGTAGGTCTTATGATCTCATCATATTCGACGAGGCCGCTCTCACAGACGGGAGGGATGCTTTCAATGTTGCGCTCAGGCCCACACTAGACAAAGAAAACTCTAAAGCAATCTTTATATCTACTCCAAGGGGTAGAAACAACTATTTTGCTGAGTTTTACTACAGAGGTCATAGCGATGAATTTCCAGAGTGGTGCAGTGTAAAAGCAACTTACCACGAAAACCCTCGTGTATCAGAGTCCGATATTATAGAAGCAAGAAAAACAATGTCAGCTAATGAGTTCGCCCAAGAATACATGGCAGACTTTAATGTTTATGAAGGCCAAGTATGGGCATTTAATCACGAAGAATGTATTGCAGACCTTTCACAAATCGACGTTAGTCAAATGGATGTTTTTGCAGGACTTGACGTAGGATATAAAGACCCCACAGCTTTCTGTGTAATTGCTTATGACTGGGATAATAAAAAATACTATCTCATAGATGAGTACATGGAAGCGGAAAAAACAACAGAACAACACGCAGCTCAGATTCAAAAATTAATTCATAAATGGGATATTGATTATATTTATATTGATTCAGCAGCTCAACAAACAAGATACGACTTTGCACAAAATTATGATATCAGTACTATAAATGCTAAGAAATCCGTACTAGACGGAATTGGACATGTAGCTACTGTAGTTGATAACGATGGGATAATTGTTAATCAAACTTGCAAAGAAGCACTCATTTCATTGGACCAATACCAATGGGACCCTAACCCTAATTTATTAAAAGAGAAACCAAAACACAACATGGCATCCCATATGGCTGATGCTATGCGTTACGCGTTGTATACATTTGAAACTACAGCCACAACGTTCTAACAAGACCTACAAAAAACAGTTCTTGACATTTGCTGTGTGTTTTTGGTATAATTCTAATTAAGAGTAGAAATATGAATTTCAAAAGAGACTTAGTTAAATACGTACGAGACAAAGCAAAATCACAATATAAGAAATCAAGCGATTGTTATATTTGTGGTAGCAGCGAACATTTAGATTTTCATCACTATCACGGGCTTACAGAACTACTAGAAACTTGGATAAAAAAGAAAAAATTAATTATTAAAAACGA